AGAAGAACATAATTACATAATCACTGTTGATGTAGCACGTGGTATAGGAAATGATTATTCTGCATTTATTGTTTTTGATACTACAGAATTTCCATACAAAGTGGTTGCAAAATATAGGAATAATGAAATTAAACCCATGTTATTCCCTAATATCATACTCGATGTAGCAAAAGGATATAATAATGCTTACTTATTAGTAGAAGTTAATGATATTGGAGATCAAGTTGCAAGTATTCTTCAATATGATTTAGAATATGAAAATTTATTAATGGCCTCTATGAGAGGAAGAAATGGTCAAATAGTAGGACAAGGATTTTCAGGTAAGAAAACACAACTTGGTGTAAGAATGACAGCAGCAGTTAAAAAATTGGGTTGTTCTAATCTAAAAACTTTACTTGAGGATGATAAATTACTTACTTCAGATTATGATATTATTTCAGAATTAACAACGTTTGCACAGAAACATAATTCATTTGAAGCAGAAGAGGGATGTAATGACGACTTAGCAATGTGTCTTGTAATATTTTCATGGTTAGTCTGTCAAGATTATTTTAAAGAAATGTCTGATCAGGATGTTCGTAAAAGAATATACGATGAGCAAAAAAATCAAATAGAACAAGATATGGCACCATTTGGATTTATTTCTGATGGATTTGAGGATATGGATAGTTTTGTTGATGAGGATGGAGATAGATGGCACACTGATGAATATGGAGATAGATCTTATATGTGGGATTATATGTAAAGAATAATATTTGTATAATGGATATAGAAGAACAGTTTGAATTAGGAGATTTACTTCTTGAAGAAAGAAGATGTAGGGTTTGTGGGAAAGTAAAAAATTTAATAGATGCTTTTTATAAAACTCATAAGAATAGATTGTCATTACCATCATCATATGCTTATGAATGTAAGGCATGTACTATAAAAAGAATTGTTGCTAGTAGAAAGGATAAAAAACATTCTAATGAATGGATATACCCAGATTGGTAATGTTCATGTATTGTTTCCCCATTGTAAAAAGACATTTTAATAAATATTTTTAGAATAAATTTGGATTACGAGAGGAATTAAGATGCCTATAAATCTAGCATCTCCTGGCATTGTTGTAAAGGAAGTAGACTTAACTGTAGGTAGAGTCGATCCAACATCAGGAAGCGTTGGTGGACTAGTTGGTCCTTTTGCACAAGGTCCAGTAGAGTTACCAACACTTATTGGAACTGAACAGGACTTATTAAATACTTTTGGAAAACCAAATAGTATTGATAAACAATTTGAGACATGGTTAGTTTCTTCATCATTTTTAGCATATGGTGGATCCTTAAGAGTTGTAAGAGCAGATGATGATAATTTATTTAATGGTTCAGTTAATAATGTGGGAATTTCAACCACTTCTACAGAATTAAAAATTAAAAACGATGAACATTATGAGCAACTTGGTTATGATGATAATACGATTACTAATGTAACTGTTGCTGCAAGAAATCCTGGTTCTTGGGCTAATGGACTAAGAATAGGAATAATCGATGGAAAAGCAGATCAGTGTTTAGGTGTTACTAGTATTGGAAATCCTATCACTGGCAATTGGGTTGGATTTGGTGTTACTCAAGCATTTGCTCCTGGAACAATTTTACCTGGAATTGGTTCAACATCTGTAATAGATGGATACTTAAAGGGAATTATTACTGGAGTCAACACTGATGGTTTTAATAGTGAAGAAGATATAGCAGGTACAATAGAAGTAAAAGTTATTTCTCATGTAGTTGGTTCTACTGAAACTCCAGTAAATTATCAACCTAATGGATTATATAAGTTTTCTGTTGGTGTAGGAAGTACAGGATCAGCAACCATATCACGACCTAGTATTGATATATTCAAAAATGATGGTGATGTTGCCATTTCTAGAACCATGAATACTGTTGAAACTTCAGCAGATTGGTTTGATAAACAACTTCTTCATACTTCATCAGGAGTTCCTGGAACTGCAACCACAATATCTTCAATTAAATGGAATTCTATTGCAGAAAGACCAACCACTACCTCTTTTGCAGAAGCAAGGGGTGCTAAAAATGATGAACTTCATGTTATTGTGATTGATGGTGATGGAGAAATTACTGGTAATGCTGGTACTATTCTTGAAAAACATCTTGGACTTTCAAAGGCAAAAAATGCTGAATTTTCAGCAGGATCACCACAATATTGGAGAAAATACCTTAAGAATAATTCAAATTATATCTTTGGTGGTGGAGCTCCTTCAGGAATTGTAACTACTGGATTCAGTGCTGATTTCACCAAACAATCAGATCAAGCATGGGATCAAAATGCAGATGGAATTATTTTTGGTGGATCTGGTGCACAAAATTATAAAATTACTAGCGGTGAAGATTATGGTGATGCTAGAAATTTAAATCCTGATGGTACAGTCGGTGTTTTAACAACAGGAAGTTTAACAGCATCAGTTGCTAAACTCGCTACTGGTTATAAACTCTTTGAGAATGCTGATAATTTTGCTGTTAATTTCTTACTTATGGGATCTGGAAATTATACTAAAGAGCAAACACAATCATTAGCAAATCAAATTATTGCAGTTGCTGACGTTAGAAAAGATTCACTCGCATTTATCAGTCCATATAGAGGAGCATTCCTCTCTGATAGTGAAGCTGGGTCTGTTACTATTAATAATGATGAAATAATAACAGAGAATATTCTTAGTTTCTATGCACCATTATCATCCTCATCATATGCTGTATTCGATAGTGGATATAAGTACATGTATGATAGATTTGATGACACTTTCAGATATGTTCCATTAAATGGAGACGTTGCTGGAACTTGTGTTAGAACTGACATTACAAACTTCCCTTGGTTCTCACCAGCAGGAACACAAAGAGGTGCAATTCTAAATGCAGTAAAACTTACTTACAATCCAAGTAAATCTCAGAGAGATGTTCTTTATTCAAACAGAATTAACTCTGTTATATTTTCAGCAGGATCAGGAATTGTTCTATTCGGTGATAAAACTGCACTTGCAAAATCATCGGCATTTGATAGAATCAATGTTCGTAGATTATTCCTATTCCTTGAAAATGCAATCTCTAATGCTGCTAAAGATCAACTATTTGAATTTAACGATGAGATTACAAGAACAAACTTTGTAAATATTGTTGAACCTTTCTTACGTGATGTTCAATCAAAACGAGGTTTGCAAGATTATGTTGTTATTTGTGATGAAACAAATAACACTGCTGCTGTTATAGATAATAATGAGTTTGTAGCAGACATCTTCATTAAACCAGCAAGGTCGATTAACTTCATCGGTTTAACCTTCGTTGCCACCAGAACTGGTGTTGCTTTTGAAGAAGTAATTGGTAACGTTTAATTCTACTAGAGGTACAAAAAATTATGCCAACACGACAACAACAAAACACTACTCCATTAAGAACAATTAGTGACTTTAAAAGTAGATTATCTGGTGGTGGTGCTAGACCTAATCTATTTGAAGTAGAATTAGCATTTCCAAATGCAGTAGAAATAGAAAATGATGTCTTATCAAAATCAAGATTCTTGGTAAAGGCAGCTGCATTACCAGCATCTACAATTGCTCCCATTGATGTTCCATTCAGAGGTCGTATTTTAAAAATCGCTGGAGACAGAACATTTGAAACTTGGACTATAACTGTCCTCAATGATACAGATTTTTCTATTCGTTCTGCTTTTGAAAAATGGATGAATATTATTAATAAAATGTCTGATGCTACTGGATTAGTTGATCCAGAAGCATATCAAAAAGATGCTACTGTTAAACAATTAGATCGTGATGGAAGTGTACTTAGATCTTATAAGTTCTGGGACATTTTTCCAACAAATATTTCTACCATAGATTTAAGTTACGAAACGACTGATACTCTTGAAGAGTTTACTGTAGAACTACAGGTTCAGTGGTGGGAAGCTTATAAAGGTAGTTCTATCTCAGCTGGCGGTGAAGATATCAGCTAAATAGTGCTATAATAGTAGGAAAAAGATTATACTATGGCAAAACTTTTTGGATTTTCTATTGGAGACAAAGAAAAGAAGTCACCTTCTGTAATATCCCCCGTTCCTCAAAATAATGAGGACGGGGTTGATAATTTTATTGCTAGTTCTTTTTATGGATCTTATGTTGATATTGAAGGTGTTTATAGAACCGAATCAGATTTAATTAAAAGATATAGAGAAATGTCATTACACCCTGAGTGTGATGGTGCTATTGAAGACGTTATTAATGAGGCAATTGTTAGTGATTTGTACGATTCTCCCATTGAAATAGAACTTTCTAATTTAAATGCTAGTGATAAATTAAAAAAAATAATTAGAGAAGAATTTAGAACTATTAAGGATATATTAGATTTTGACAAAAAATCTCATGAAATACTAAGAAATTGGTATGTAGATGGAAGATTATTTTATATGAAGGTTATTGATATTAAAAAACCTGAAGATGGAATACAGGATTTAAGATATATTGATCCTATGAAAATAAAATTTGTTCGTCAAGAAAAGAAAAAAAATAAAAATGATTATGTTCTAAGAAATAATGATGATACTAAAGTAGTAAATCCAGAAATCGAAGAATATTATGTATATACACCAAAACCATCTTATCCATCAAATAGTATAAGCAGTGGCGGTGGAAGTAAGGGAATTAAAATAGCAAAAGACTCTATTACATATGTAACTTCTGGTCTTGTAGATAGAAATAAAGGAACAGTTCTTTCATATCTTCACAAAGCAATCAAGGCACTTAATCAGTTAAGAATGATTGAAGATAGTCTTGTAATTTATAGGTTGTCAAGAGCACCAGAAAGAAGAATATTTTATATTGATGTTGGTAATCTTCCAAAAATTAAGGCAGAACAATATTTAAAAGAGGTAATGAGTCGTTATAGAAATAAACTTGTTTATGATGCAAATACTGGTGAAATTCGTGACGATAGAAAGTTTATGTCCATGATGGAAGATTTTTGGCTTCCTAGAAGAGAGGGTGGTAGAGGAACTGAAATCACAACACTTCCTGGTGGACAAAACTTAGGAGAACTTGCTGATATTGAGTATTTCCAAAAGAAACTTTATAGAGCATTAGGTGTTCCAGAATCAAGAATTGCTGCAGAAGGTGGATTTAATTTAGGTCGTTCATCTGAGATATTGAGAGATGAACTTAAATTCTCTAAATTTGTAGGACGTTTAAGAAAACGTTTTGCACACATGTTTACAGATATGCTCAAAACTCAATTGATTCTAAAAAATATTGTTTCACCAGAAGATTGGGAAGAAATTAGTGAGCATATTCAATATGATTTCTTGTATGATAATCAGTTTGCTGAATTAAAAGAAACTGAAATGATGAATGAAAGACTAGGAACTCTTGCTACTATTGAACCTTACATTGGAAAATTTTATTCACAAGAATGGGTTCGTAAAAATATTTTACGTCAAACTGATGGAGAAATTATTGAACAGGATGAACAAATAGAAAAAGAAATTAAGGATGGTATAATACCAGATCCTAGTGCAATTGATCCAATAACTGGAGAACCATTACCTGATGGAGGTATGATGGGAGAACTTCCAACGGATCCAGAAATTGATGATGGAATTACCAATGCACAGGTACAAAAAGATACTAAGACGGCAGAGATATAAATAAAGAATAGGATTATATTAAATTTTCATGGAAGAAATCGTCAATTTGATTGCTGCTGATGAAGCAGCATCTGATATCAGTGATAAAATTAAAGACGTATTATATACAAAAGCAGCTGAAAGGATTGATAGTATCAAACCTGATATAGCTTCTTCTATGTTTGCTGATGCCGAACAACAACCATCTGAGGAACAAGAATAATGGCGAGGACACTAATAAAAGGTGCAGAAGTAGCTTTACCTACAACAGTAGGTACTGCTAGTAGTTTTGGTAGTGCTACACTTGTTCGTCTGTTTAATAGTCACGCAACTAATGCATATAAAGTAACTCTTTTAGAAGATGTGAATGCTGCTGGTATTGGTTCTTTTACAATGCCAGCTCAATCAGTTGAATATGTTGAAAAAAATAGTGTGCATGCTCTTCTTGCTGAAAATGCAGCTATATTGGGTGCTAAAGTAGGATTTACTGGTTAAAAAAATGAAACTAATTACCGAAGAAATTTCAAGCGTTAAATTTATCACTGAAGGAAAAGGTGCTAAAAAGAAAATGTATATTGAAGGAGTTTTCTTACAAGGAGATCTTAAGAATCGTAATGGAAGAATGTATCCAGTATCAACTCTTGCAAAAGAAGTTGGTAGATACAATGAGTCTTTTGTAAATAAAGGACGTGCACTAGGTGAACTTGGACATCCAGAAGGTCCTACTGTAAATTTAGATCGTGTTTCTCATAAGATTACATCTCTTCGTCAGGAAGGAAATAATTTTATAGGAAAGGCACAACTTCTTGAAACCCCAATGGGTAAGATTGCAAAATCTCTTATCACAGAAGGTGTAACATTAGGAGTTTCTTCTCGTGGTGTTGGATCATTAAAAGAAGGTAGTGATGGATGTAAAGTTGTAGGTGAAGATTTTATGTTGGCAACTGCTGCTGATATTGTTGCTGATCCTTCTGCTCCTGATGCTTTTGTATCGGGAATAATGGAGGGAAAAGAGTGGATTTGGGAAGGAGGAATTCTTCGTGAACAACTCGCATCTCAAACAAAAAAACATATTAATACATTAGTAGATCAAAAAAGATTAGAAGAACATAAATTAAATTTATTTAATGATTTTTTATCAAATCTTTAAGTTCTATAAATAAATACAGATTAAATTTTAAAATATCTAAAAATGTCCGTTGGTAACAATTTACAAGAAATGGAAAACGTAGTAACTAAAAATGCTGCACCTGGTGATCCGATGCCTAAGTTGACAACAGGTGGAACTCCTGCAACTTACGAGGATTTAGGTGGGCCTACACCTCAAAATTCTAAACCTGATGACAACTCTAATAAACTGAGTACACCAGGTAAAACTCTAAAGCAAGTTAGAGATGTTGTTAATAGTAAAGCAACACCTGGAGATCAAGCAATTCCTAGTGGAAATGCAACTCCTGGAACACTTAAGCAAGGAGATGAATCAGAGGTTAAAGACGACCAAGAAATTGTTGCCGAGGATGAAGTAACTTCTGAAGAAGGTGCAGTTGCCGAACATCATCAAACAGATGAAAATGGTAATGTAATCGAACATGAGGAAGAAGAAATTGTTGCTGAAGAACAAGTAGAAGAAGAAAGTATTGATGTTGAAGAAGACATCAAAGCACTTCTTGACGGAGAGGAACTTTCTGAAGAGTTTCAAGATAAAGCACGTACAATTTTTGAAGCCGCAATTAAGTCCAAGGTTTCAGAAATGAAAGAAGAACTTTCAAAAGAATTTGAACAAGCATTAATCGAAGAGGTTGCATCTATCAAAGAAGAAATCGAAGATAGAACTGATGCATACCTTGAGTATGTTGCTGATGAGTGGTTACAAGAAAACGAACTCGCAGTAGAGCACGGACTTAAAACAGAAATGACAGAATCATTCCTAACTGGAATGAAGAGTCTTTTTGAAGATCATTATGTAACAATCCCTGAAGAAAAATATGATGTACTTAATAGTATGGTAGAAAAACTTGATGAGATGGAAGATAAACTCAACGAGCAAATAGATAAAAATGTTGCTCTAACAAAAAGGTTATCAGAATCGACTGCTGATGTAATCCTAGCGGATGTATCAGAAGGTCTTGCAGTTTCCCAAAAGGAAAAACTTGCTTCTCTTGCCGAAAATGTTGAGTTTGATAGTGAAGAAACATACCGTGAGAAGCTTGGTACACTGAGAGAATCATATTTCCCAGCTAATCCTGGCACTCCTAGAAACCATTCAGAAAATATTTCTGAAGGTACCGAGGCACCTCAAGCAGCACCGACTGGCTTGATGGAAACATATCTTCAGACTCTGGGTAGAGTTTCGAAAAAGTGATTTTAAAATTATAAGATCAAACCTACAACTTTCAAATAAGAGGTAAAAATCAAATGCAATCGTTCAATGCTGAACATCTGCAGGAGAAGTGG